GGCGGTGTCAACGTCATACGCCTGTACGTCAACGCCTACCTCAACATCCATCGCCTGCTGTGCTGCTGCTACTGTTGCCGCAGTGAACACGCCGATACCGACTGTCGTGCCACCAAGGTTTGTTCTGGCTGTGCCTGCATTCGTCAGGTCAGATAGATTGTTTGCTTTGGCAAGAAAGTCTGTGCCAGAGACATAAGCCGCTACCCAGATGGTTCCTGTGTAGACATTCATCACACCGGTTGTGCTGTTGAAGTACAGCGCACCAGCTACCAGCGCATTGCCGTCATTGTCTACCGATGGGGCAGAAGACTTAGCACCAAGGTAGCGGTCATCAAACGAATCAAATGATGCGAGCGTCTGGTCACGGGCAGCTTCAGCAGCAGTCTGTGCAGATGACGCATTGGATGCTGATGTCGATGCACTGCTTGCAGAACTAGCCGCAGCCTGTGCATGGTACTTAGCAGAGAATTCACCACCAGCTACAGCGCCTGATGTCTTGGTCGCCCAATCGTTTGCCAGCGCAGCGGAGGCAGCAGCATTGGTTTCGCTAACAGCAGCCGCAGCAGCGCTTGATGTTGCAGACGCAGTGTCTACCAACAGCGACCATTTAGCCGCATCGGTATTTGTGGAGATCGGTTGCGAACCGGTAGAAGTATGCTGGGTAATACACTGCCAGATATTATTGTTGCTGGTGTCCTTGACGATATCTCGGACGTAGTACAGCGTGCCAGATGACCAGTTGCCACGGTTGGTGCCAAGTGTTTCACCTAGTGTTGGGTTGCCGTTTGCATCAAAGCCCAGCGTTTTGTTTGCCCGCAGCGTCGCCCGTGGCAGGGTCATGTTGATTGTCGTCGGGTCAGTCTGAGGCGCTTGCAGTGTGCGACCAAGTCCTTCGGCGTTCTGCTGGGCAAAGATGGTCTGCTGGTCCAGCTCGTCATTCAGCGTGTTGGCAAAGAAGTCGCCGCCGGTCACAAAGTCTGTGGTGCGCTGGATCGTGCGGTTGCCGACAATGGCAATCTGCGTTGCACCCGTCGGTGTCGCCGTCAGCGTGATTGAGCCAGTGCCGTTCGACGCAATGGTCACCGTGTAGTCGGTGGTCAGCGTCAGCAACGTATCGTCGCGGTATACCGCAATGTCGGCAGCAGCCAGAATCTCAAAGGTAAAGTTGTACGGGCCAGTGCCACTGGCTGCGTACACTACTCGCCTTGTCACATTGTTAATTGGCACGCCCATGTTTCAACCCTTCCTGGTTAAATTTTACTTGCTTAATCTGGTTTGTAATAGATGCCAAAAGACTGACGCGCCTCACCGACATCCGTAATTTTGTCCTGAATTTCTGGGTATTCAAGCATTAGTTTCTGCTTTGAAAATCCCATAAATTTACTGTGTATCTTCTGCACCATCTTCTGCTTCTGATCCAATGGCAACAGATCAAAGCCTGGCATTGTCATGGTATTGAGAATTGTCTGCTTGGCATCAGTCTCTTTGCCGTAGATCGTCAGCAATCGGTTGTATTGCTCTGGCGACAGTTCTACTGGCGAGGATATTGCGCCCTCACCCTCACCCAAAGTAAATGATGTCTTGCGATCTGGCACGCCAATTGGCGAGCCAATCTCTACTAGCAGATCATCCACTTCTGAGAATTGATCCGGCGATACCTTGGTCGGCAGCACCAGCTCCAGCGGGTTGCCCTGGCTGCGCTTCATGGTGTCGCCCCACAGGTTTAACGCCTCTGGCATGGATTCGCTAAAGTAAGGCAGGCGACTGCGGTACTGGTTGAATGCCTCAACAAAACCACGCACACCCATAGGCAGCTCTGGGCTGGCTTTGGTGTCCTTCTTGGTTGGATCTAGCAGGCGATCAATATTGGCCACAGCAGAGTTGTAGACACCACCAGGCGAGCCGCCAATTACAAATCCACCAAACTGCTTGGCCAATCCGTTGACAATCTTTTCACCATCTACCCGGCCAGATTCATTGAAACCAATTAGCTTGCCAACATCAGCGATGCCCTGCAAATAAGGCTGCTCTTTTAGGTACTCATACAGCCCATAGGTTGCACCAAGGAAAACCTCCTCAACCTTGGTAGCGTCAGGCTCATGCTTGGCGTATTCCGCATAGTCTGCGGCGATGGCCATCAGAGCGCCGATTGGCTCCATGCCTTGGAATGAATACCACTTGTCGCCCGCCTTGATGCTATACGGCTGCCAGCCAGTGCGCATCAATGCGTCGCGCTCTTCTTTGCGCTCTGGACCTCGACCGGTCAATCCACCCTCTGCCGCCCACAAGGCAAAGCCTGTTAGCACCGTTGAGCCCAGAGATACTTTGGCCATTGCCATGTCGCGCTGTGGTCCACCGGCTGCAATCTCCTGCCTCCAGCGTGACGACAGTGGCGCAAATGGTGTGCGCTCCACGACATTCAACCCAATGTTGGCTGGAGTCTTAAAGAATGGCACCACCACTTTAAGCGCTGGATGGTTAAACACTTTCTGTAAGGCAGCCAGACCTGGCGGCAGATCCGCTTGGAAAGTGCCTTGCTTGGCGTATTCCATTGCTGCCTCATCCAAATCCTTCGGCGGGTTTTGCAACAGCTCCTGCGCCTCTTTGGTGGCCTTGGCGGCGGCATCCGGCTCCGACATGCCGGAGTCAATTGCATCGCGGTAAATCTTCTTTGAGCGCCGGGTAACCTGGGCATTCATCTCCATGCGGTACAGCACGCCCTTGAAGAATTCATCCTCGGTCATCAACGCACGACCAGGCAGTGTCACCGCCGTGCCGTAATAATCCAAACCCTTGCCAATCCAGCTGTCCTGCTTTGCGCCGGTCATGCGCTGAAGTGTCTCGCCCATGCCCTCCATTGGGGCGCGACTAAGCTCAACCTTGCTGGCAATGTCCATCTGTGGTGAGTTTGACTTCCATGCCCTAGAGGCCAGCTCAAATCCTTCCTGCAATGCATTGCGCAGTGACAGCGTCATTGTCAGAGCTTCATCTAGCTCAATACGCTCCTGCGCACTACCAGGCACCCTGTCGCCAAACCAGCGTAGCCCAGGCGGCAGCTCACCAGCCCGCATTTTCTGCGGCAGGTAATTGGAATATAGGCTGGCCACTAGTCGCTCTGGGATCTGGTACAAACCGAATAGCGAGTTGGATGCAATATTCTTGACGTGGGTGACCGGCGACGATAGCAGGCCATTGATCCAGGTCGTCATCCATACGTCTTTGACGCCAGACATCATCGACTTTTCTACCAGCGCATTCTTGGCTGCGCGACTTTCCAGCGATATGTAAGACCGTGCCAGATCGGTCAGCGCGTTGTCACCGCCAAACTCATCCAGTACCTGGCGCAGTGCCTGCGACTTGCCATCGCGTGGCATACGCATGACAGCCAGCGCTCGAGCTGTCTCAGTCTGGATGCCCTTGACGCCCTTCTGCACTAGCCCGTGAAAAGCAATCTGCTGGCGCAAGGCCAGCTTATCGACATCGCCGGCCATGCCAGAATCGACCAGCTTGAACAAGCGATCAAGTTCGCCGGCAGATGACTCCAGCACTTGCAATGCCTTGTAGGTATCTACAGCGCTGGGCAACATCTGGCCATCAGTGGAAACCAAACGGGCAAGGAATGACTCGCTAATCCCGCTGGCCTCTGCCTTCTGCTTAATCTCGTCAAACGTGACGCGCTTGGTTTTGATGCCGAGCGCATCAGCCACGCCACCGACCACAGCGGCAGCGTCATCAGTCTGGTAGCGGGATAGATTAAATGGCTCAACCGGCACGCCAGCGGCACGCTCTGCGGTAGTCGGTGATGGCTTGCCCTTGGTTGCACCGGCAGCCTTGCGTGCTTCTGTGGCCTGCTTAACCTTATCAACCAGTGCCTGGTCAGCTTCAGGGATAACTGTGGTGCGACCAACCTTGCCGGCTTGCGGCAGCTCACCAGGCTGCGTGACGTCGCTCACAATACGGCGGCCAGCGCTGGGCTCTGCCTTAGTTAAGGCTTTGCGAATTATGGAGCCAAGACCAGCAACCTGCATCCCGTCCATGCTGGGTGAGCCAGGATCGCCAGCCAGCATATCAGGTGACTCTGCAGGCGCTTCTATTGGGAACGGCTCAAGCTGAACCTCGCCGGTAGCCGGTGCCGCTGGGTCAGGCAGGATAGAACCTAGACGCTGCTCAAGTGAGTCGGCCATTATTGAGCTCCCTTAGTCGGAGCTCTACGGCTCCTGGTTACTGTTGTTCCTGCAGCTGGCGAAGTTTCTCCGACGCTGATTGGATTCCCTGTTCCTGCAGCGCCTGTCGATTCTGCTGGAGTTTGACGCGCATTGCGGAGGTTTCGAGCTCCAGCGAGTTCGGCATCGGTGAAGGGGATTCCTCTGGCGTTGAGTAAGTTTTTGGCTCCATCTGAAAAGCTCTCCGATCTAGCTGATTTAACACCCAAATTGTAATACAGGCTCTGCTCGTAATACCATAGGACGGCCTGATTTGCCTGCTCATCTAATTTTATATTTGAGGCAACAGCGCGATTCCATTGCTTCATTATGTTTCGTTCGGCCTCATTGCGTGGAGTGTCAACTAGTCCTTGCTCACTTACTGGCCCGCTTGTAAGTGTGCCCGTGTGTCTGTTGTAAGTTCTGCTAAACCATTTGTCGGCAGTTGTCTCTTTGATACCATTGAGATTTAAAAAGAAAGCACCACCTTTTTCGCCCATAATAAAAGCACCCATTTTCATGTCGGTGGCTTTGCCTGGGATGCCGGGGGTTTTGTAAAGACCAGAAGCAGCTTTCATGTCAGCAATTTCTTTTACCGTATGCGGAGTCAGCAGCCATTCGGCATACTTATCCATGCCCATTCTTTTAATCATGTAATCATGCAGCTTTAATTGCTGCTCCATGATTGGCCCGGTTGTCCCGCCCCATAGCTTTCCATTATCTGGATTGCGTGACGCCATCTGCCCGGTCTTCATTAAGTGCTCGGTAATGCGTAAGGCAACAGGCCAGTTTTCGCCAGCTCGTTTGTTGTAGCTGGTGGAAGCGGCAAACGCTGTTGTCATTACGCGAAGCGGCTCATCAGTTGCAAGTTCTGGAACAATCTTTGAGCCCAGCATAAATGCCTGGTGAACGTCATCCTCATACCAAGTGGCGCCACTGATTGGCTGAGACATTTGATACTCAGCTTCAGCGGTAGCTGAATCAACCATCTTTGCCAAGTCTTTGGGTTTTGTTGGATCTAGCGGTTTGTTCTTATTTAATGCAAGTTGTGATTTTTCTAAGATTACGCCAACATCATTAACGGTAATTGTTCCTTTGTCGCCAGTTCCCTGAAGATCAACCCCAGCCAAGCGAAGCGCAACAGATGGTGCGCGTTGAGCTTGCGGCAAATAAATCTTTGAATCTGGATTAGCAGCAACAGTTTCAATCGCTTTTGGCAATTCGGTTTTTGGATCAAACTTTCCTGGGCCGACATCCATCAAACCGCCGGTTTTGCGAAGATAATCCTCGGCCATCTTGCCGACGGTTGGGCCCAATTCTTGTACAGCTTTCTTGCCGTACTTAACCGTGCCGATTGCGCCAGGCACCAAACCCAGCGCACCGCCGACGCCTTCAATCGCTGCGGTTTTTATGTCTCCGCGCTCTGCCGCCTCTTTTGATTTGCCCAGCAAAGCGGCGGCTTCTTCGGTTTGCAGGAAAGTACCGAGAAACGGGACAAAGTCAGCCAGACCCAAATTTAAAGGCAGGCGACTGCTTGTGCCGCCAATAAACGAATCCACCCTCTCCCTGGTTTTATATCTGTCTGCGCCAAGGTTTACTAGGCTGTCTGTCAAAAACCCGGCAAGGCGCTCCCTCGTTGTGGGGTCAACCGCTGTTGCCTCACCCGTTGAATACAGCTCACGCTGCTGCTGCTGGATCGGAAGTGTTACCGCGCCCTGCCTCTGCCCGTATCCCTGAGGCGCGTCGGTGCGCGTCTGGCTTGGACCAGCGGCCAGCTGCATACCTTCTAGCGACGGCCCCTCTGCCATCGGCTCCGGCTCTGGTTGTATAGTGGGGAAGTAGCCTTCCACCATCATGTCGATATATCGCTGCTCAATTGGGCTGTATGCCATGTTACGTTCCCTCGGATGCTTTTAGCAGGCGCTCAATCTCTTGGATCTGGCGCAGCTTTTTCGGATCGGTGCCAGCCTTTTGTCGCAGAGCTGGCAATGTCTGCCGGTTAATAGGGCCAGTAATCCAATCGCGGTCTGGCTTTGCACGGCCAGATTTGTCTGTTACAAAATAATCAAGGGCGTCCCTTGCCTGCTTCGCATCGCTTTTATTTTTTTTGTCTAACTCTTCTTTTTCCAGTTGTTGAATAATCTCTGGCGTCGTGATTGGCTTACCTTTTTGAGCTGCATCATTTTCTATTTCCGCTGCACGCAGTTTTAATTTTTGACGTTTTTTAAATGCCTCGCTTTTTGGATCAAGCACAAAACCACCATTGCTAGTTTCCGGAAGTTCAGCAAGTTTGTTTACAGCACTATCTAATTTTGAATCGTTTGTTTTGTCATCTTTATATAACAGCTTTAAAAGAGCAGTCCGATCCTTAATTGACAAACCGGGAATCTTATCTAAATCCTCTTTTGTTTTAATTACGCCAGAATAAATTAAACCAAGCGTGTTGTAATTTGTAAGAGAGTTTCCTTCGCCAGTGCCTGTCGGTTTTTCTGGAGAAAGTAAACTGTCCAAAGTTCCAATTGGAGTTGAACCAGGAGGCAAAGCAAGTAGCTTTGTAATTAGCTCTTTGCGCTTTGGATTGTTTGGCTTAAGTGGAAATATTTGCTCAAGCAAATCAATTGCTTCACCTTGCGCTGTTAACTTTGCGGCCTCCCGTGCGCGAGATGCTATGGTTTCTCGCTCAGTAACTGCAAGCATGTAATTAGCCGTAACTTTCGCAACAGCATCAAAATCATTTATATTCATTTCCTGCAGAACAGCGCTCATTTTTCCAACATCGCCGCGCTTTATTTTTTGCAAAGTTGCCAATGGGTTAGCCATAAACTCATCGGTTGTTAAATGCTTGGTCACAGCATTTATTTTTGCTGTACGCAAACCAACGCGGAATTTTTCGCTGTATTCTTTTTGAATTTGAGCATCGCCAATCAACAATGATTGATTTGCAATATTAGATTGAATAATCCCGGCGAGATCATCAATAGATCTTTGTTGACCTTTTTCATCAACCCAAAATCCTTGAGATACAGTCGCCTCAAGCAATTGCATACTGTTGTCAAAATCAAGATCAAACTTCGCCGATCTTTGTGCCTTCTGCCGTTTTTGCTCTGCTTCGTATGCAGCATTTAAAACTGTATTGCCATGCGTGGCCATTGTTGCGCGAAACTTAATAGCAGCTTCGCCATCAATCTGCGCCAATGATTTGGCATATCCATCTGTCAAAGTTGTGATTTTGGCGGCAACGTCTTGTGATTTAGCCTTGCCGTTTTGTATGTCAACTAATAATCTTGTGAGTTCATTTCGGCCTTCAACTTCAAAATGACCGGACAGCTCAAGGGTGCGTGCTTTCTGCAGCGCCTTGCCAAATACAGTGACTTGACTTGAAAGTTTGCCAACCCCAGGGATTGCCGATGGCATACCTTCTTTGGCCAGCTGCAACTGCCTATCGGTAATTGGGTTGCTGGCCGCAAATTGAAATGCCTCTTGTTGTGCCATTTCGCGTGCCATGCCAAATACGCTTTGCGACATGCGGTCAAGGATGTCAGCCATTAAGGCTGGGCCGCGTGCCTCTTCTCTGGCGGCAACCATGTAATCAACTTGCTGCGGGACAACGCGCTCCATTGGGGCGCCACCCGGTGCCGATATTTGAATTCCTCGAGATTCAATCCTTGTCGCCATTGTTTAGCCTCTGTATGCAGTTTGTGCAAAATCAATTGCACCGCGAGTCAATGTCGCCGAAGCAAGTAATCCACCTTGCTGTCGAGCCGCCGCGCCTGCCTGAGTATATTGCCCAGCTTGGCGCTGTGCCGCAAATACATTCAAGAAGTTTTGATATTCGGTTGACTGCAGCATTGCAGCCGCGTCCTCAAAACCAAGCACCCTGGCAGTTAAAGCATTCAGATCAGTAATCCCAACATCAAACATTGTATTCCGAACATTCTCAAGTTGAACCGCTGCGGTGCTTCCCTCGCCAAATGCGACGCCACTGGCGGCCGCTCTGGCTCTAGCTGTGGCATTTACAGACCGCAAATTTTTCAATAACTGGTTGCCAGCAATCTGATAATTCCGCGCTTCAATCTCTGCTTTTTTTAAAATCCTGCCAGATTGAACCGCAGCATATTGCTGCGACATTTCTGCGCGAACCTCAGCAACCGCAAGATTGTCGCGTGCCTGCAGAAGATATCCGGTTTGCTGCTGGATAGCAGCGGCCTGCTGTGCCTGTGCCGCACCGTAAGATGCAATCAGCCCAGCTCCGGCAACAATCATGCCGCCACTCAAACCGCTGGCTGCAGCTGCAGCATTCGACGGAGCTGCCGCAGCTGCAGATGCAGCAGCTGTTTGGTAGTAACTTGACGTAATGTCATCAGCCATTTTTTATGTCCCCGAATGAACAGCCACGCGGTAATCGAGGCCGAGCAAATTCATCTTGAGCGGCAGGTTTTGCGATACCTCAATGGCCTGCTCCCGGCTGTATCCCAGCACGCCATTGACCCGCTTGATGCCAGTAAAGATCGGCTCTGGATCGTCCAGCAAAGGATTATCCAGCAACCTAAATGCTACCGGCTGATTGTTGATTACAAGGTTCTGCGTTTCTTCCAGCACCGCCGCGATCTCAACAATCCGTTTCTTAAACGACACCCGGCTGCCGGTCTGCAACTTAATCTCAACAGGCATGGTTTTGACGTAGACAGTAATAGGCAGGCCAACCTCATAGTTGGTGATCGATGCCCGGTCAAATGTCACCGATCCACCACCGCTGACAGTCTCATTAGATTGCGGCACGCCATCAGTAATGACGTTCAACGATTTGCCTATATGTGGCAAACCAGATGCGCTGGCAGCAGCACTGCCAACAAACGCGCAGTCGGTATACAGATCATCCTGGAAGCGCTCAATAAAGTATCTGGTTACACTATTAAATACACGCTTGGTTACACAGTAAATTTGCGTGACATCCACGCCGACGTCAACGAACTGGCCGTCGGTGGTGTACTCGGATGGCGACGTTATCTGCTGGCTTCTCATCATTGAGAATACCGCCATGCTGCCGTCATCCGTGTTGGTCATCAACAGCAGGTCGGCTTCCTCGGTGCTCGCCGCACGGCGCAATGCGATCCTCTGCGGGCCTTTTAGCAGGTGGCCAGACAGCAATGAGATACGCTGTGTCACATAGGTTTGCTGAACATCAGTAAACACAAACTCATTGAGCGACTTGCCCTGGCGCTGGATAAACACAGAGCCAGACTCCACGGATTGCACGCGGGTGCCAGGCTTGATGCCGTTGCGGCTGACGTTCTTGAAAGTAAATGTCAGCGGCGTGATCGGCTCGGTTCCCTGCTGCGGCACGACAAATTCACCGCCAGTTGTAAACACCTGAAAGTCACGCGAGCTGATAATGTCGGTAATGACGTTGAGCTCGTTGGTGTCCAGCGTGGCTTCCACCGCATCGTCATCCAATGATTCATTCGGGACAAACTCAAAAAACAATCCAATCTTGCTGCCCCAAATAGTTGATGGCCGCGACTTGCTGCCGCCAAAGTAGAGCCGGCCTTCGTGAAAACTTACCGACCTCGGCCAGCCTCTACTTGCAGACCAGACATCCTCGTAGTTGTGCTCAAGCTCCCAGCGGCCAGCGTCGATTGCTGTCGTGTTAAAGAAAGGATACTCAGTTACAGCCTCAACCACCGTGGCCGATATATATCTCACAATCCTAGCGCGACCCTGTGGGCTGGCATTGACATACTGATTGACCGATTCGGTTGTCCAGGTGGTTACTTGGTAATTGCTGGTTGAGTCTGGCGCAGTAGTCCACGCCGTTGCAACTGTTGCTACCTTGGTGCTGCCAACATAATCCTCAATCAAACGGATCTGGCCAGAACCTGTGCCGCTTGTAATCGTCACATACATACCGTTGTAGACGTCATCCGTAGCGCTGGCTGTCGATTTAAGTGTGATGGTGGTGCTGGTGCCAGCTTGAGCTGCGCCGCTGTCATGGTGCGTTGTAGAGGCCGTTAGCGTGATGTTGCCGGAAACGGCAGACGGAGTCAGCGTCGATCCGTTATTAGTATGAAAGTCAATGTTAAATGCGTATTTCGGAATCGCGTCAAATGTGATGGCGGTAGCCGTCCAGACTGTATCGCTGGTGCGCTGGATCTGCACTGGCTGCAGGTCAGGATGCACGACAATCAGAGTGTCAGCCGACTGTGTCCAGCACATATCATCGACAATGCTGGAGCCGATTGTCGTTGTCAGATAGTTGTTTCCGCTGCCATTGATGTTGGCCTGCACTACACCGTTCTTGATGATGTACATGCGATTGTGCGTAAAGCACAGCATGTAGCTGTCATCCACGGAAAACTGAAACGGAATCAAACGCACGCCATTGCCGGCAGATGCCGTGCTGGTGTTTGGCAGCTCAAGAATATGCTTTGTGCCTGGGCGACGGCGCAGACCACCCTGCGGCTGGATCAGGACATTGGTTGCCTTGGCCAGCGCATTGGCATACTGCTGCAGATCAACCCGCGCACGCAACAGCGGGTCGAGCTCGCCGGTGCTGAAGTTGGTCTGGAAGTCAACAAAGCGCATCAGTTCCTCACAGCAACAAGTGTGTAATCCTCGATCACGCGAACCGGCTGATTCTTTCCATCAATAACTGCGGCCTGCCGGAAAAACCCACCACGACCATTTTCGCTGGGCTCCCCAACGGCGACCTGCCGCCAGCGGGAAGTCTTCTCGCCCTGCTCGGTAATAGGCTCTGCAATGTGCCAGGCAACCATGTATTTCAGCAGCTGCACAAAGTATTGCGGCATTGCAAACTCAGGCGTCTGGTACTGATAGTCAATGTAAACCGCCTCCAGATTGGTCAGCAGTTTGTCGCCCTGAATCTCCCATTCGGCGCTGATAAAGTTGCCAATGGCGGCGCTGTCACGCACTGAGTGTGGGTTGCCGAGGCGGTCGCCCGGCATTCT